CATCGCTGGTTTCGATAAACTTAATAAGAAATCTGCCATCCAGTATATACCACGACTCATCTTTTTCAGCATGAAAGTGCATACTAAATCTAGCATCTTTATTAAACTTTAATAACTTGCCGCAATACTTATCGTTAGTGGCCCAGATTAATTCATGCCCCCAACCTTTTTCAACAAATCCATCTAATCTCATGTTAATATCTCTCTAAATCTTTCTAAGAAACTTTCAACATAACAACTGTATTCTCTGTTTTCATTTTCTGTGACATTATTTTTAATATAATGTACCCAGGTATTCCCTTCTATCTCAACGGTATGAAGTACTCGAAAAATCATACCTCCGCCGCCGTCCCATTTACTTCCTTGATTAGGTAATTTCATAGTTCTCCGCTTTCTGCTAATTTTAACATAAGACTGTAATGTTCGTAGGCTTTTTTTACAGCCGAATATTTGTCTCTTAATCTTTTCTCTTTGTGTTTCTGTTCCATCATAACTTCAAACATTTGATAATGATGAGCGCCATACTGTTTCATGTTGTTAAAAACTTGTTCTTCAAATTCTTTAATACGTTCTAATTCACTAAGTGGAATAGTTAGTGTATATAACGGTTCCGATGAATGTACAATTTCTGTGCTAACATCGTTGTAATCTGTTGAACTGGTAAAATATTGAGGACGTAAGGCAGTATATGTGGCATATCTTTTATTAGTATCAACAATATTAATTTTATGTTTCTGACAGAACTCGTTCATTTTATTCCTGCTTCTTTACATATTTCTTTTACTAGTGCAACATCTGCAGGTACTTCTTTAAATTTTCTTATCCAATACGGAACATCTAATGAGGGAGAAATCATTTCTAATTGTTCATCACTCATGTTGCGTAACATTGTCTGTCCAGTATTACTATTTAAAATTACCCATGCACTGATATGTCCATTCCTGATATCGTGTACTGCTTTGTTAAGGCTAGTATAGGCAAAGTAATGTGCAAAATCTGCATTATGCTCTTCGCCCCATTCCATCATAGTTTTTAATGTACGTTGTACTGCAGATTCTACTGGTTCTGTTTTTAGTGTTTCGAAAAGATACTTTTCATAGAGTTCATCTCTGCACCAATGATCTAATTTAACTCCGCTCTTGATAACATAGTCTATAAATTTGTCAGGATATAGTGGATTAACATTGTTAATAAAACTACCAAATTTTACAAAGGCATTATAGTAACTGCTGTCAGCAAAATTATCGTATGACTTAAGAACTTTGGCATTTTGTGTTAGTTGCCAAAAACGATTAAATGCCATGTAACCAGCCTGAACACGCTTCTCATCCTTTTGTAGAGCCCGTCTTTTTCTTTCACACATGTGAGCAACAAGAGTTTTTTCCTGCATGAAACTCTTATTACAATGCACACACTTGTATGGCTGATTCACTAATGCTATCATTTATTTTTCTTTAAATATTCTATTGCTGCTGCTAGTCTATCAATATCGTCATTCATTGTACCGATTGCTCTGTTACAATTATGACATAACCAACCCCTAAACATTCCTGTTTCGTGGTTATGGTCGCAACACCAGGTTCCTGACTTTTTGCCACCTGTACCTTGAAGTTGTCTTTCATTTTTTTTACAGATTGGACATGTATAATTTGCAAGTGGCGGAGTTACAGATTTCTTAAGTTGAGTTCGAATTTGATTTGCAGCCTTTTCGCAATCGCGACATTCGGATCTTAGATAAGTGCCACCGCTTGCTGTGCAAAATTTTGCACGAGGTAAAGACCTGCGACATTTGTTACAGACTTTGTCTTCTTCAACTGGCCAATTTTCAAACAAAATACTTGTCACTATGCACACTTATAAGGTTGTTTCACTAATGCTATCACTGATTGATCCTAAATTTCTTCAATAGGTCGTTGGCTAGTGTAAGGTCTGGATTAATGTTATTGGTCATTTTAATTGTGAACCCTAACTTACTTGAGGTATCTCTTGTTAGTATTATACTATGGGTATCTGCGTTCCAAACACCGTTATTAAACTTAATTGAAATATTTTTAATCTTAGTATGGTCTATGCTCATTCGTATTCTTTCCGTTGTTTCTTATCAAATCCCATCTTATCAAAGAGTTCTTTGATGTCATTTTTGTCCATCATTTTAGCCAACATTTTGATTTCGTTCATCTTCATTGCTGGATATAGTTCAACTAATAGTTTTTCAATCTTAATGGCTTTTTCTTTTTTACCTGCGGCTAGATACGGGTGATAACAATTAACTCCTGCACCAGTTGCGGCAAATAACTTCCACAGTAATGCTTTATGATTCTTGCTTAAATCCCAATGATTTTTATTAACCATTTCGTTGGTGCGGTCAAGGAACCATTCTTGAGTATCTCTATCACCTTGAACACTTGCAGTATAACGCATTAGAATGTAAGGACTAAATGCCTTACGTTCGTCGTCAGTTAGATTAGTGTAGAAGTCGTAGTTCTTTTGATCTACAGCGTTCAATTCACGTTTGATATCAAGTTTTGCTGTTGCCATATTGTTCTTCGTAGTGATTAGTAAGTTTATACAACAGTATACATTGTTCTAGTGCTCGTTGCAAGGCAGGATTAAATTCTGCAGATTTACGAATATTGTACCAAAGTTCTGCATCCATTATACTGTGAACTTCTTTTAATTTTTGATGGGTCATACCAATTATCTTACGTTCAGTCTTGTCGAATTCTCTAGCATAAGTTATACCGTCTACGTGTTCGTATATATATTTTGTGTCTGGTTTCAACATAATATTACCAACATTTAGTATAATCAACCAATTCGCTTTGTCGACTAACTTCTTTGACAAAGTAGGCACAGGTTGGTTTTTCACCGGCATGCAATGGAGTACATAAAAGTTGGCCAGGACGCATCTTTGGAAAATACCATTTAACATCTTGATAGATATCGATAATATCAATTTCTAAAAATTCTGGTCTAAAACTACTTAATGGATTAAAACAGAATGTCTTAAATCCTCGATCATTCAAACTGGTCAGTGGTAGAATTTCCATGTCAGGACCTTCAGGATCTCCGACAATAGTACACCAATCTAACGGCATAACGATATCGTGTTTACCTACTTTCAGTGCGGCTGCTGGACCTGTAAAACTTTCAAGAAAGATTAATGGAACAAAGAAATAATCCGGATTAGAGTTATCACTGTTATCTAATACAGAGAATCTAAGGTCATCATCTATTTCTTCTGGTAAATCGTTGAGGAAAAATGTTTTGTCCTCGAGTGTTAAAATTTGCATTATTGGTATTTGACCTTTTCAATTGTAAATGGATACTTTGCTTCTTTGTAGAACTTCTTACGTTCTGTTAAATGTCTCTTTGCGTATTTCGTGCTTGCGGTAAGATCCCAGATCTGTACGAAGTCTTTATCATCCGCTTTGCGAATGCCGCGTCCAATTGATTGTATAACGCGAACAAAGCTCTTTCCGGGCTCAAGAAGAACCAGATTAAAAATACGGGGCACATTAATACCCACAGCGGCCACACCGTAAGTCGCCACAATAATCTTGTTGTCAGCAGTTTTAACTTCGTCATATTCACTCTTTCTATCTTTAGTTTTTACTTTGCCAGAAATGAATACGCAGTCTGTTAATTTCTCTGTTAAGAATTCACCACTTTCAATTCTGTCTACTAATACTAGTGTGTTACCCGAATCAGCAATGCCGTTAATTAGTGAGGCAATATAAGTCATCCTGTCTTCATTGGTAACAAGGTATTTTAATTCTTCTGCATATCCGCCAAATTCTTTCCACTCGGCAGTTTGTACAATGTTAACATGGCATCCACTTAATACACCTGCTTCTTGTAATTCATGTGCCTTAACACGGTGAACAACTTCACCTAAACTAGCACGAATACTTTGAAATTCGTGATCTGCTTTTGGCACAGTTCCTGTCAATCCCCAGCGAATCGGAGCATTGGCAAGATTACGTGTTAATAATGTTTTTAATACATCGGCCTTGGCCATATGTACCTCGTCAACCATGACACAACTAACACCATCTAACAATTCTGTTAGTCGAGCCAACTGTTCTTCACCGTCAAATTCCTTGGATTTTTTCTCTAAAATATTGAGACTTTGCCAGGTGCAGATTGTGTGTGTTTTGTCTAGATTTTTTCTGTCGCCATAGTAGACACCGACATCTAATCCGCAGTTAACAAAGTCTTCTTCTGTTTGTTCTACAAGACTTTTGTTAGGAACAATGGTTACTGTACGACCATATTTTTCACAGATTTTTGCCAAAGTTGCGGTGGTAATTGTCTTGCCAAAACCAGTGGCAATTTCTTGAATACACTGAGGATTTTCTAAAAACTTGTTGATAACTTCAACTTGATCTCCACGGAGTCTAATAGGGTCACCTGCAAACCGATGACCTGCAGGCCATGTTTGATCACCCCAAAAATCCTCAAAAATTTCAGGAAATTGTAACTCGGTCGGACGACGATGATCTTCGAGTTCAATGTAGTAATTTCTCGATTCAAGGTACTCTAATACCTGCGGAAGCATACTCATATAGGTAGTTCCACCAAGACCGAAAAAACTAATGCTACCATCCCACCGACCTAATTTATAGGCGGGTCTATAACGTGCAGTGGGGTCTTCATACTTGAATTTTTTAACCAAGGCCTTACGTGCATCAAGATCTAAATTTTCAATTTTGATATTAACCTCATCCTTGATAACAATTTTACACGATGACAAAATCAAATTCCTTCTGTATTTTTTTTTCGGTATAATATACTAAATTTTCGTGATTTCCAACGTAATCTCTAATGGAATAGTGTACTCCACCGAATCCCATATTGATCACAGAATTAAAATATAACTTAGATTTTAACACAGGCTTAGGCAATTTGCTACTGATAAAAACTATTTTGGTATTTTCTGTGATAGGAGAATTTAGACCATTTTCTTTGACAAAATTATTGAAATTTTTGTCAATATTTGAGTCTAACCTAAACATCACAGATAGTTCTTCATTAGGGATACCTAGTGTTTTTAGAAATTCGTGGACCTGTGTTAATTTTTTAAGTTCGTGACCACCTGGAATAACAAACAGGCAAGGACTCATATATTTTATGATATCAGTTAGGCAAGAAATTTCATTATTTTCACAATTTACATGGATTGGTTCATTGACATCACTTTTTAAAAAGTCGCTGGTAGTTTGATCGACATTAGAATTGTTAAACTGTTCAACTACTTCATCTGACCATGTAAAAATGCCACGCCTCCGTGCCTCGAACATTGCAGGTATGATATCAGTGGCCTCTAATTTTGGTAAATTTTTCGGAATATTCTTAAAAATCAGCAATCCTTGATCAATGTCCAACATGGGAATTAAATTACTGAGGTTATCCAATACTTCTTTGCGCTGATCAATATACTTTTGAAATATTTCGTCACACTCGAAACTTTGTGTGTTCATCAATGTTGCCAAAAATTCAATAGTATCTTCAGTTAGAGCAAATGTCCATGATTTTTCATCAGGATTCCATTGTGCAAAATCATGTTGATTTCTATTGCTTCGAATTTCTTTAATGATGTCTTCATTATAGGGAAATTCTACTCGAACCCCGTGTCCTAACTCCGGATGAGAATAAACTGATATTCTTTTAGCATTGTTTAATTTTCTAAAAGGATAGCGATAGGTGGGATTTTCCAAAAATTGGTCAATATCTTGTTTTACTGATAAGGATAATGCAGGAGAATGGCGTTTAATTATTTTTAGAGCAATGGCACTTTGTTTTTCTGTAAATCCATTGCCGCGGCCAACTTGGTCAGCAAAACTATACACTAGTTTTCTGTCCCAGTCATTGAGCACACCGTGGTGAGATAGTGCTAGTACAACAATTAAATCTTCTACATTCATGATTTATTATAACACAGAACAGATAAAAATCAAAGAGTAATATCTTCGAGGCCAGCGGCACGAAGTTTAATAATATTGCTCAATTGCCATTGTTTGATGTCCAGGGCTTTGATAATTCCGAGCCATTGATTTCTTAGCATGGCAAACTCGTTGATGATTTTTTCCATATCAACGACATCTGCCTCACCTTCAACATACTTTTCGCAATCTCTGCTACTTAGAGCACGTTGATAGTTTTCCAAATATTTTCTAAATGCTTTGGAACGGATTCTTCTCAATTCAATATTGAGATATTCAAGAATAGCCTCCATCTCTTGGAGTTGATTAAATCGATGCTCAACAATACCCGGCAAAGAAGCAGAGGCCTTCTCTACGTTACCGTAGATTTTGACCTCTTTTCTTGCTTCTTCGAGTTCGTTGTAGTAGTAATCTAAACAACTTGGGAGATGCGCTATGTCTTTGGAGACTTTAGCGTACCAGGACATAATCAGTCCTCGTCTTCGCCATAGTCGTAATCTGCTTCATCAAGATCGTCATCTTCGTCTTTGTTTTCGTTGATAACTAACTCAATTGCATTATCTAAATGAGTGTCATACCCCATCAATCCTTCAAGAGTTGATAGTTCAACATCTTTGCCCAACAGGAAGTCGACGTATTGATTTGCGGCAACTTCTTTGTTTTTATCAGAGACGTATTCGCGGAATACATCCCACACTTCGATAATTAGATCTTCTTCCATTATGCTTCCTCACTATCCTCAATTGCTACAGGAGTTTCAGTTTTCATACCATTCTTGGAAATATCTTCCATCATGATAGACAACCCTTCCTTTTCATTACGCTCCCAGGCCTTGCGGAATTGTTTGATTACTTCACCATCAGTAGTTGTGTAAACAAGACTATTGCCTTCTTTCTTCAACATACCTTTGGCTTCAAACAAGTCAACCAAACCGCTGTGTGGACTCATACCAGTTGAGTATGGAATTTCCACTTGTACTGATTCAAAGGGTT